CCATCGCTAGAATTGTGCAACGCACAATGGCGCCACTATCCAGGCGCGTCCGCTTGATGGTAGCTCGTGGGGTCGTGGAGCTTGTCAAGGATTCTACCAAACTCCAAAGTCTCCAGATAACTGTTATGGCTGATGAAGTCAGAGACGACGTCGAGCGCTTCCAGCAATATGGTTTCTCGTCTGTTCCTGCCAAAGAGGCAGAGTGCATTTGTGTCTCGGTCGGTGGCAGCCATAACCATCTAGTTGCAATCAGCGTTGATGACAGAAGATACAGACCGAAGGACATGGAAGAGCATGAGGTCGCGCTATACAACTCAAAGGGCATCAAGGTCTTTATCGACAAGGACGGCATTGTCAATCTGGGAAACAAGGCCGCGTCTGACGCTTTGGCGCTGGCTTCCCTTGTCAAATCTCGACTCGACACTATTCAATCGACATTCGATTCTCATATCCACACAACGACTGCAACAATTGGCCCTAGCCCGGCCCCTGGTGTTATTTCACCACCGACATCGTCTATTGGCTCATTGGCCGATGTTGCCAGCACAAAAGTAAAGGCAGACTGATGGCGCTAAATGCAACAACAATAAAGGCTACAGTTAAGGCCGCTGCCAAGGCTGCCTTTATCGCACAATTCCCAACGGGCAGCCCTCCGTCAACCGAAGACGCAATCGCCGAAGCAATGGCCGTTACTATTTCAACCGTCGTTGATGGAATTATCGACGCAATAAAGACCAGTGCCGATCTGACTGGCGTTACTGCTGGTGATGATACGATACCTGGAGGCATAGATTGATTCGCATTGAATACAACAATATTGACCAACAGGCAGACCTGGATGTTAGCGCCGGCCGGATAGTCGAAGATGACGGCATGGAGACATCTATCTTGATAAGTCTATTCACTGACAGAATAGCTGATGCTGGTGATGATATTGTATCCACAGATAAGCGCGGCTGGTGGGGCGATTCATACCCGGACACGAGCGGAGACAAGACAGGGTCTAAACTCTGGCAGCTCATGCAGGGTAAGTTGACCCAGGATGCGCGCAAAAAGGCGATCAAACACACAGAAGACGCCTTGGCCTGGATGGTAGAGGATAAGGTCGCCAGTAAGGTAACGGCTAGCGCCGAATGGCTACAAGATGGCAGCCATAAAATCGGGCTGAAGCTGACTGTCGAGATACAAAAACCAGACGAAGTTGCTCCGCGATGGAAGCGGACATGGGAGTTATACAGTGGCGTATAGTAGGCCAACATTAAGCACTATTCTAAGCAGGGTGAGAGCGGACATTCAATCACGCCTGACTGGTTCTGATGCATATCTTAGGCGTTCGGTCGAGGGTGTGTTGGCTCGTGTTCTGGCTGGTGCTGTACATGGGCTTTATGGCTTTCTGGAATATTTATCAAAGCAGCTCATGCCAGACACCGCTGAAGGCAGCTATCTAAACCGCTGGTGCGCTATCTGGGGTATTGAGCGCAACCCGGCAACAGTATCGACTGGACAATGCACATTCACAGGTTCAAATGGTACTGTGATGCCAGCCAGCACTGAAATTCAAGTCGGTGATTATACATATACGACAGACGCGGCCGGAACGGTATCTGGCGGCAGCGTAACGGTTGATGTTACATCTACAGACACAGGCGCGGACACCCAAGCAGAAGCGGGGCAGGTTGCGTCTCTGACCAGTCCTATTGCTGGTATTGATTCAGATGGTGTTGTTGCCACTGGTGGCCTATCTGGTGGTTCTGACAGAGAATTAGATTCTGCTTTGCTTGTGCGTCTGCTTGCACGCATTCAAGAACCGCCCAAGGGTGGTGGCATTGGTGACTATGTTGCATGGGCCAAAGAAGTTTCTGGCGTGACTCGTGCATGGCAGTTCAACAACTGGACTGGCGCCGGCACTGTGGGCGTCACTTTTGCACGAGATGATGATGCTTCGCCAATACCAGATTCAGGCGAAGTCGCAGATGTGCAAGAATATATTGATTCTGTATGCCCCGTGAACGCAGAGGTGACAGTGTTTGCACCAACAGAAGTTACACTCGACCCTGAGATCTCGCTAGACCCAGACACGGCCGCAATAAGGGCAGCAGTGCAAGCTGAGTTAGAAGATCTGATGCTGCGAGAGGCTGAGCCAGAAGCAACGCTATATCTATCACATATTCATGAAGCGATAAGCAAGGCAGAGGGCGAAGTTGATCACGCGCTTGTAAGTCCAGTTGCTGATATCGTTTATACCAAGACGCAGCTTGGAACATTGGGCACAATAACCTGGAGCTAATTACTGATGGATAAGTATACTGAAAATCTAATTAGCTTACTGCCAAAAGGCGTATTGTGGGCCTGTGAATCAAGCACTACCTTGTATAAGCTATTGGATGCATTAGCCCAGGAATTGCAGCGCGTCGAAGACCTGGCGCTAGAGCTCATAGAAGAAGCCGATCCGCGTACCACTACAAACCTGCTTGATGATTGGGAACGCGTCGCTGGATTACCATCAGACTGCTGGACGCCTACGACAGAAGCCGATCGCAGAACTGCCCTGGTTGCCAAACTGGCCACACGTGGCAGTCAGGCGTTACAGTTCTATGTAGATCAAGCCGCGTTGATAGGCTATGATGTATTAATCGAAAGACATCCATATTCGCCATTCGTGGCCGGCTCGTTGTGTGGCACTCCTATATGGGGAAATGAATGGCGCTTTGTGATTAGGATGATCGCATTTTCTGGCGATCAAGATGCTTATCTAAAATGCTGGTTCAGGCATTGGCTACAGGCTCATACTGCCATGGAGTTCTGGTTGTTCGATGAGTTTACCACTCGTACATTAGCTGATGGTTTTACCGATGATGTTTATGGCGCAGCTTATAGCCCGTCGCTCGATCTGTTTTGTGTGGTTGGCCAGAACGGCATGATCCAAACTAGCCCCGATGGTGAGACGTGGACAACACGCACGCCAGACGCTGGATTCGCTCAAGACTTTTATGATGTCGCGTGGGGTAACGGTAAGTTTATGGCTGTAGGGGATGACACAACAACCCCGAGGCAAGAAGTGCAAACATCGCCAGACGGTGTTACCTGGACGCAAGTAACAGATCCTGGCGGCATTGCTAGTGACCATTGGGCAAGAGCATTATGCTATGCAAACGGGCATTGGATTCTTGTCGGTGCGGCTGGTGATACTGCATGGTCTGATGATGACGGCACAACCTGGCACAATGTAGCTGGCCCTGGTGCCTGGGCTGACGACTATAACGACGTAGCATGCAACGATAATATTATTGTCGCTGTTGGCAACAGTGGCGCCATACATACGAGCATAGACGGCGGGATAACATGGGTTGAGACTGTTTCCGGCTTGCAAGACTTTGTTGCGGTTGCATGGAACGGTTCATTTTTCTGTGCTCTATCTTGTAACGATTTGAGAACAACTAGCAGCTCATGGGTTAGTGCTGATGGCCTTAACTGGACGGAATATGATTTTCCAGAACCATTGATTATCGACCCATTTGAATATTTGCGCAAAATCGGGCTTGCTGTTCGTTACCCAAATAATTTATTTGCAGTTGCCGGACACAACGAAACTGTTTTTTTGAGCGCCAATGGTATCGATTGGATATCTGCACTTGAACCTGAAGGTGTGCCTTTGCGCTCTGTTGTTTTTGGCGGCTCTAAATGCTTGGTCACTGGCGACAGCGGGTCTGTTGTCACATCGGATATAACGGAGGATATCAGTGCATAGAATAGACTCACCAAATGTTTACCCTGATAAGTTCGGGCCCGGCAAAGATGGATGGCGCGAAGGCGACGTTGCTACAGGCACGCCGGCGACAGAAACAACCGACGACTGGTTTGATGCTGTGCAAGAAGAGCTTGCCGGTGTGGTAGAATCACGTGGCATATCTCTGGTCAAAGGGACCAACACACAACTACAGTCTGCCTTAGAATCGATGCTAACCAGTATGGCTGCATCGAACTGGACAGAGCAAGCCAACCCGGGCAGATATTTACAGCTAGGCGTTTGCTATGGCGCAGATGTCGTGATGTCTGGTGTTGGGGAATTTGTGTCTGTTGGAGCTTTTGACGGTGTTGGCGCGCATATCTTAACGTCTTACGACGCAGTAACATGGACCACAAGGGCAAACCCGAAGAACTTCACACTATATGGTGTTTGTTTCGGTGAAGGGCTATTCGTTGCAGTCGGGAACGCAGACGGAACAGATGCATACATTGTGACATCGCCAGACGGTGTTACTTGGACCGAGCGAGCTAACCCGAAGAATTTCCATCTGTATAGTGTGTGCCATGATGGTTCACAGTTCGTTGCCGTGGGGCACGCAGACGGAACAGATGCATACATTGTGACATCGCCAGACGGTGTTACTTGGACCGAGCGAGCTAACCCGAAGAATTTCCATCTGTATAGTGTGTGCCATGATGGTTCACAGTTCGTTGCCGTGGGGCACGCAGACGGGACAGATGCCTATATCGTGACATCGCCTGATGGTATTACCTGGACAGAACAGGCCAATCCTAAGAACTTCAACCTTTATGGCGTATGCTCTGGTAACGGCATTCTCGTGGCAGTAGGCGCGGCCGACGGAACAGATGCATACATTGTGACATCGCCAGACGGTGTTACCTGGACAGAACAGGCCAACACATACAATAAAGAATTACGTGGCATCTGTTTTGCCAACAGTGTCTTTGTTGCAGTGGGAAAAGATGTTTCGGCCAGTTCATATATAATTGTCTCTGTTGACGGTGAGAATTGGTCTCCCAAATATAACCCAGAAGATGAAGACCTGTATAGCGTCTGCTATGGAGACGGGCGCTTCGTTATTGTGGGCGATGTTAAAGCCGCCAGCGATGTTTATATCCTGACATCGCTATTTACTGGGGTTTAATCAATGCCAACAGAAACCAAAACAACCGACCTGCTAGAGCTGAACAGCCTCGTGCCATCAACAGCAGAGCTGACTAGTCTAGTGGCCACAACCGTTGAACTGGAAAGCAAGGCCGACCTGGAGCTGGCAGTGATTGAGGTTGAAGCATGAGCAAGATTTATGTCGGGACAGTTGGGACTGTGTTCTTGGTCGAAACTGGCTATAGCCTAGCATCTGCCAGTGCTGTTGCCTTGCAAGTAACGAAGCCCAGCGGAGACACAGTTACCTGGACAGGCACCAAATCAACCACGAAAATTCAATACACGATTAAAGAAGGCGATCTGGATGAATCTGGAGTCTGGAAGCTCCAATCGAGCATAACAAGCACAGCTTGGACTGGGCTTGGAGAAACAACAACGTTTACCGTCTATGACGAATACACCTAGAGGAGATTGAAATGTCAGTTGAGTTATCTGTTCTGATTCCCTGGACTGCAACCAATGCAGATGAAGACGATCGTATCGCCGATGTCGATTGTGATGGCAAAAGCCGTCTGTTGCTGGAAGTACAAGCACGGCGCGCCAGCTCGATTAGCGCTGTTACAATCACGCCATACATCTCGGTTGATGGTGGCAGCACTTACAGCCGTATGACGTCCAGAGCGGTCGATTCTGGCGCCGGCACTTTGCATCTTTACACTGATGCCTTGGCCATTACAGACAATGTGTCTTTTTGCGTTGAATACGATGTCGAGTTTGCATCGAACATGCGCTTCAAATTCGCATTCACCGGTGCGCATGCAGACGATAAATTCCAAGCCCGCGTTGGTATGGCGTGAGGTATAAGATGAAAAGACTAACTGCAAAAATTACCATTGTTGTGTTTTTGGCTCTGGCTATATGCATTGGTGCCTTGGCCTATGCGCAAGTCCCCGGCTCAACCCGTTACGGCATCATCGAGCAGCTCTCGAAAGCCGCGGCCGACCTGCTGTACGTGCGCAAAGCCGGCGACACCATGACCGGCTCTTTGGTGATCGAGGGCGGCTCGCTGCATGCTTCGAGCAACGTCACGTCCGCAAGCCTGGTTGCTGGCTCGTCAGGTATCACCACAGCCGGCGATTTTTGTTTGGACGGCTATGACGTGACTAATACGGCGCTCGAAACGGATGCAGCACCACGATCACTAGAAGTCTATGCGCCCAGTGCATGGGCGGGCGCTTCGAGCAATACAACGGGCGGCTCTATCGTGCAAGCTCCAGGCACGGGCACGAGACAATTCAGTGTTGTGGGCTATACTAATTGCAGTTCAGACACGATGACGATCACGATCAATGGATCTGCATCGACCTGTGTTGAGGGTACTGGATGGGATGCTGTGACTGATAATGCGACATCATGCATCGGCCTAGCGGCCTGTATTGACGCGCTTTCCGGCGTGTCGGCTGAGTGCAGTGGCACGACCGTTAGAGTCACCAAAGACGCCGGCACGTACAAGATAGACAGCGTAGCGACCAGTGATGTCACTTGCGCGACCGTCATCAATGGGACTGACGGCACGATGAAACTGCAAGCGAACACTAGTGTGGCCGGCACTCTGGCGGTTAGCGGCACATCGTCTTTTACGGGCGCAATCACAGCAATAGGCGGTGTTTCTGGCACATTAAGCGGGCCGCTTAACGGGTCGCACGCAACCTTAACCGGCTTTTTCAGGCTATCAAACCCGGGCTCGATCACAGTTGCTGCTGCTACTGGCATCACATCAACTCAAGCCAAAGCTGATAGCTACCTGGTAGTAGGTGGCAATGGTGGCGCGGTCGATATTACTGCGAGCCCGCAAATAGGTGCGGGATACGCCGGCCAATTAACAGTTATTCGAGGCACGAGCGATACCAACACTGTCAAATTCGACGATGGCGACGGCATGAAAATGGCGGCAAGTTGTACCTTGGGGCTAAATGATATATTAATGATATTTTTCGACGGCACGTCAACTTGGATCGAAATCGCATGCAGCGACAACTAAGAGGTAACACAATGAAAAAATACGCTTTAGCTTTTATTCTTGGGGCCGGCCTCGGGGCTGGCGCGACCGTGGCGCCGCAACTCGCAGCTCAAGATCTGACCGTGGTATCGGCCCCCGGTGGTGTCTTGGCGTCTAAAGAATCGGCTTGCCTAGATGGTATCATCAAATCAAGGGTAGAACGATTTGAAGCCGGCAAATCAATCTCTTGTGAAATGCAGTCTGTGAACGGCTCCGATCTGGCGTGGGTGTGCCCGACGCTAGAGGCCGTGGTGCGCAAATGATAGCACTGCTGTATCTCTACATAGCCGCTTGCCCCGCGCCGGCGACGACCTACGACGACCCGCGCTTGTTTTGTCCTCCGGCGCTTTTCGTGGCCGATGGATCGACACTAACCACGTATACTAATACGTGGACTCGTGGCTATCCGCCAAACGGTGACAGCTATGAGATCGACTGGTCTATCGGCACCGAGACGACTAGCCAGTGGTCGGTTGTTGGCGACGGCGGAACAGATGCGTTGACTATCAGCGTCTCGTATGATGGCTATCAATGGCCATCGTGCTCGACACAGGTTGTCACCACAGACGGAACAGTGGCAGCAACAAAACTAGTTCTGATCGGCGATAGCCTGATAGACAATAATTATTACGCTGCCAGCCTGGCCGGCCTGTGTGCTAGTTGTACCCTTTTAGGCACACAGTCAGGCGGCGGCGTGAGTCATGAGGGCTACAGCGGGCAAACGTGGCAATGGTTCGCAGGCAATGCGGCAAGCCCTCTGACAGACGGTTCTGGTAATATCGATATTGCGGCCTATATTACCGCCATTGGCGACACACCCGACGTAGTGATCTGGCAGCTAGGCATCAATGATTGCTATGCTGGCGGGACAACGGGGCAAGTAGCGGCCATTGCCGCAAGACTAGCAGAAGCCGACGTGCTGATCGCAGCCTTCGCAGCGGCGGCCCCTGGTGTTATTCAAGCCATAGTGCCAGTGATACCAGGCTCTACCGCGCTTGAGACGGCGCTAGGCGACCGCTATTATCGATGGGCGCAAACATACATAGAACATTGGGCCGGTGATGGTAGCGACGTGTGGATCGTACCGTCGGGCCTATGCATAGACCGAGTAAACAACTACGCAGACGCGATACACCCAGCGGCGGCAGGATATGCACAGCTAGCGGCCTGTGTGTATGCGTGGCTGGCACTTGTGAGGTAACCATGGAATCAATTACCGCGATAGGTGCAGCAGCAGGCGCCGTGACGCTGATCGGCGTAGTCTGGAAATGGCTAATCAGGCCGAACTTGGATCGCGAATATGTACCGCGTCGAGACTGCATGCTGAACCACCAGAATGTCAAATGCGAGAACGACCGACAGAACCAAGCGCTAGAGACTCTGCGTGGCGATGTCGGGCAGATACGCGACGAGGTACACACCACAGCCGTGCATGTGGAGTGGATACGCGCCACGCTGGAGCGTGACAGATGATCATCTTCATCGACCCAGGCCACGGAGGCAAACAGCGGGGCGGTGGCAGCCATTACGGGCTAGACGAAGCCGATTATTGCCTCGAAATGGCATTGCGCATTCAGCGCATAGCGAAGCAAGAAAAAATCCCACATGAAGTGTTGTTGTCGCGCGATGGCGATTATTATCTATCGCAGGCAGGGCGCGCCAGACGCAGTCAAGCATGTCACGCTGATTTCGTTATAAGCTTGCATGTAAATTCTACCGACCTATACAGACCGCACCAAAAAGGCGCCATGCTTTTCCATTGGACAGGAAACGATAGGGTGAAAGCATATAATGAAGAAGTGGTGCGACGATTTCCAAAAGAACTGCAACGTGCTTCGCACGAATCATATGCCGCATATCCTAATTTTTGGGCCGTCGGAGTTGAACGTATATTGTGCGTGCATGGCGCAATATCAACCACAGTGATAGAAATGGGTTTTGGCAACTGGATACCAGACAATAACGCACTACAAAATGTTGGTAACCGCGTCTCTATCGCACGCGCGATAATAGATGCATTGCCTGTCTTTGAACAATACTGGAGGATAAAACAATGAATTCAGATTTACTAACACCTGATGTGATAGGGACAACCCCCGCTGGTGGACAAGTGGTAGAGCCCACTGAATCTCCTAGATGCATACAAAGGCCGCTTCGCTGGCAAAAAATGGTGGCGTATCTTGTGGCCTCCGCATTGTTGACGGGAGTAGTCATTTTCGCGCTAAGCAAAGCACCAGACAATGCAGGTCTGCTATATGGGACATTCGCGGGATCGCTTGTTTCATCGCTATTGTCATATACAGCTGGGAACGTTGCCGAACACAGAGTCCTGTCTGGATTGACCGGCATTTTCAGCGCAAAGAAGTAACCATTCGAGGTATCGGAGTGACCAATGGCAATGCTGAAAAAATGGTTGGGGATTATAGGTAGTTTTTTAGCCGTTATTTTGACGTTAGGTGGTTATGCGTTGTACCAGCGCAAAAAGCGGGAAGACTCCGACATCGCAGCTAAACGTGCCATGATGGAAGCAGAACAATGTGAGGTGACCAATGAGGTATTGCAAGACATGCGCAATATTGACATTTTGTACGCTGCTGATTCTAGGCAGCGCTTGCTCGCCAAGGCCAGGTACAATCAAGCCCTCGCCAGTACCATTGACAGCGGAAGCGCTGCCAGCCTACGAGCGGCCAGGCTCGCAGCAGGTCTGCCTGTCCGCTGAGGAAGTGGCCGAGCTCGAAGCTGGGTTCGAGTCGATGAATAAAAAGCTAATCGTATTAGGCAAGCCGTTGCCGCAAGAGAAACGCGATTCTGTGTTCTGGAAAGTGGCTTTAGCTTGGGGGTCGGGCCTCGTCGTTGGGGCCCTCACTGTGATTTTAGGGGGATGGGCTATCGGGCAGGCTGGGCGTTAGAGACCCTCTGTCGATTTTTTGTCATCTTCTTTTTGCATTTCTTTCAAATATTCAACATATGCAATCACCAGATAATTTTCTAATATTGAATGCGAGGCTTGAATTTTTCGATCTCAACTGCTACTGATTCAGGCTCGTTTATTCGACCGCCAAAGCGCTTTAGCCAGTCAGCCCCGCGTGGCCCTAGGTGCAAATACGCTGCCGCCTCTTCGCGTGTCAACAGGTTTTTCATGCTACACCTCTAGTCAAAAGGTCTTGCCGTGTTTGTATGGGCGGCCGGCGTTGAACGCCATTTTAGCCAGAATTGCCTCTGCTAGTCGATGCCCCTTGCCATAAGCATAGTCCATAACTCGAATAACCACGTCTGCCAGTTCTTCCTCGACCCCATTGTAGCCGGGGATGTGCTCAGACTCTGGGTTGCCGTGTCGTAGTGACTCTAGGCACTCGCTCAACTCAGAGTGCATCAGCGCTATACACTCACCGTCATTCCTGGGTGTATCCCAAAACCCATGTCTGTATGAGTTGGTGTGGATTTCAGACCCTAGCGCGACTAACATGGCACGGAATGCGTCGCTCATGGCGATCTGATTGAACCACTCTGTCTGGTCTAGCAGCTCGTTTTCCTGTGTGGGTGTGGCATCGTTTACGGTTGCTAGCTCAGTGCGCGCTGGCGCGCTTGCCTTCACATCGGCCAGCCCTTCTTTCTTGCGTTGCCTGTAATCGGCATTCCATTTGTTCTTGGCGCAACGTTTCGAGCAATACAGGTTGCTGACTCTTCCATTCGCCCAGGCCTCAGTGATTGGCTTGCCGCACTGTATGCATCTGGCTTTTTCTTGATCCATGATATCGTCCTCCGTTTCCGTCTCTTGTGTTTCTTGTGTCTCTAGATCTGGTGTCAGCATTTCTCTGATAGTGCGCGGCGAGCAACCGTGATGCTCGCACCACCAGTCAAATTCTGCTCGGCCTAGCATGGCCGGCTGGTCTTCCTTGAGCCTCTTTGCTATCGATAGGCAGTAGTCTAAGTTGTCCATTATTCCCTCGAAATAAAGTAGCCTTGTGGCTTGTGCGCGTCTGCTGATATATGGCCATCCATTGCATGCAGATCTCGTTGTATTTGTCTCAGTGTGACCTTGTGTCCAGACGCCTGCATCGCATTCCAGATGTCAAGTGCTGACTGTTTGCGCTTCGCACAGATTAACAACTTATAGATACTTATTATTCTTGTGGCATATTTAGACTGCAACATCTGTTACATGCTCCTCTCTGATACGCCAATAAGGCGGCAATATCGGTGCTCGTTTGATACCATCCACATTCAACCCTTTAGCTTCTGCCCACTCTATCGGCAGGTTCCTGGCTGGCGTGTTGTCGGGGTTCCGCCAGTCTCGGTTGAATGTTTCTATCGGTTCATCGACGGCGCAGATCTCAAACGAGCGCACAGTTCCAAAACCCATCGTGCCACGTTTGCCAATGTGCTTGATACGCCGGCACATAGACGATACTTTGCGGTAATTACCGACCGCCCAGAACTCGACTTCCTTTATCGGTATAGCTTCGACTGGCACAAAGCGCTCACGCCAGGGCCCACCAGCGGTCGTGACTTTTGTGGCTTTGCCTAGATCGAGATAGTCTAGATGCTCTCTGTCGAATTTCTTCGTCCAGAACTGTTTGCTTGCTGGCCCTTCTGGCATAAATGCGCTGGCCCGATACCACCAGAGATCGCCACACCGCTCGACAGCTAGTGGCAATGGTGGCGGTTCGTCCGGTTCCCATCCTATCGGCTGCGAGCTGTTAAAGTACCCGGCGACGTGGACAGCAACGAATGCCATCAGGCTGTCAAGATGAATGGCGTGGCCCGTGCCATAGATAGGTGAACGCAACGTATAAACCAAGCGCAATGGCACAAGGGCAGAGCTTCTATTTTTCATCTTGTGCCTCTTCGATTTCAATGGCCCTTGGTACAGAAAAGTCTAATTCTTGGTTTGTGCGTGCGCCGAATTTAACGAGCCATGATTTCATGGCGTCAGCGTTTGTTTTGAGGTATTCTTCATAGCGATCCCCACATGGTATCTCAAGCTTTTGTTCTAGCTTCAATTTGCCGTGGCCAATAGCGCTCTTGCCGCCAAGTCTCGGATTCTCAGAATAGATACGCCAGGTGTCTGCGAGGCAACCGACCTCCAGTTCTGTGGCGCGCTCTACGCCGATGCCACTGACAAATCTTGTTCCAGTCGCGATCGCTTCGAATTCATAAATCATCTGGCTGGAGCTGTCTGAACCCTCTACCATTATCGATTCGTGCTTATCGTCTTTTCTGGTATAAAAGATCTGGGTGATAAGGTTTCTGGCTGATATCTCACTTTTTATATCGGTGAACTCTTCTGTCTCTTTACATACAGCATACGAGAATTCACATCTTAGTGTTGAAGGGAATATATCATTGAAAAACGCTCCACCAAACAACCCGACATAAGGAATAAGAGATCTGAGCTCTGCAATTTGCCCGACGTCATAGGCTATCTTGGATGAACCTTTTTCAATTGCTCCACCACTAAAGAACAAATGATATAACGAAATTGGCATGGTCTTTATGTCTAACGCTTCCAATAATCTCCTAGCTGCGATTCTCCGCAATTTCCCGCGCATTGAGTTTCCAGTAATAACTGGCACATTGTGACAATTGCCATTGCTATCAAAGAATGGCATCGAACGAGAAAAGCTCATATTGCCGGCTTTCTCATCGCTCCCATGTACGATTGGCGATAAGGCGGTAAAGTGTATTGGCCAAGATGCTGTTGTTCTCATGATCGGTGCTCCTCTTTTGTGCTCTTTTGTTTTTGTTCGTCTTTGTATGCGCGCATGGCTGCGACCAATAATCCGCTTTGGTCTTTCGCGAATTCGAGCGATGCCCTGTTCTGCTCTTGGTCTTGTTTCTTCGCCTCTATAATCCAGTCTTTTGATAAGTTTGGTGCTGCGACATGACATTTGCGCGCCAGTTTATTGATAAAAGATGCGACATCATATTCACGCGCCGATGCCCTAATTCTGGACTCAAAGCGATCATAAATATCAGCTCCGGCTGTTTTCCATAGCGGTGATTGCATATCAATTGATCGCCAAATCGCATATGCGCCTTGCACCATAATTGTCTCGTGCTCTTTCAGTCCAAGTGTGTTAAGCAAGTAATCTCTCATAGCCTTTTAGGTCCTCTCTACTTGGCATCAAGCCAAAGATGATGGCCCATTTTTCAGAGCCACGCACAAGCTGCAATATCGGCTCGTGCTGTTTTATTGTTCCCCTGGCTGTCAAATAGTCTTTCGACGTATAGCGCCCCGTTTCGACGCTGTCTCTTCGCACCCCCGCCAGCATCAGGTGGTAACAAGATTTCATCCACTCGATGTCTGATGCTGGTTTGAAAATGCAAGAGTAGTCTTCGCACTGTAGCCGGAATGCTGTTTTAGTACGTGCAACATGCTGGCGCCAGATGCCATGCTTATGCGCTGTCAGCGTAAGATAGAGCACGAATGGCGGCTCTGGCGGTTCAAGAATTAGCTGCCATATTTCTTTGCGCTCTGGCTTGCGATATGAACCATCATTCAAAACAAGGGCGTTGCTTCTCGTTCTTGAATCATTCATGCAGGCCTCACAGGCCCAGCAAATATGTTGAGTCTTTAAATCTGCCTGGCTCGTATTGCTGCTTTTGATTGCATCTTTCCAGTATTTTCCTGGCGCATAGGCGCCGCATAGGCCACAAAAGAATTCTTCTTGGTCGCTTGGCTTGTACCCTAGTGCTATGGCCAGTGATTTGCTAGCTGTCATGATGCTTTTTCCATCGACCAGCTAGTCGAATATTCTACATCTCGAAATAATTCAGCTATGCCAGTTATCTGCTTATATCGATAGACGGTATCCAGATCTATCCCGAGGTGAGTGGCGATGTCTTCATCGCCAAGACCTTGTTTAACAAGCGCTCTTATTACCTCTGCATCTAAATCAACTTGATGCACACCACGAGCTTTATTAAATTGCATTGTTGCTATCATGCGTTTGCTGGTATCATGAGTCAAAACGGCCACTGGGATATAATCAAAGTCTAACCATTCCGGGCCGCCAATTGTTGTTCGATGGAACCCATCAATAACAACAAATCGTTCTTGGTCATCGTCCCATATTGCAATAACTGGGAATGCGAATCCATTATCGATAATAGATTGCTTCAAAAGTTCCATTTTGTCAGGGCTTACGCTGTTAGGATTATAAAGATTGGCAACAATCAAACTTGTATTAACAAATATAGTATTTGCACATGGTACAAGTATTTTACCATGTGTTTTTGAATTGATATAGACTGGTTTCATTTGCGCACGTGCTGCAAAAAACTGTTCGGATGTATCAACAAAATACATTATAGCACCTCGTTGTAATAAGCGATAAGTTCATCGCGTGGATCTGGTTTATTATTTACTGGTAAATTGTTTTCATAATCGTTGAGAATAAGCTGCCGGCACTGCTGCCTGGCAACATATTCATTGTCTAAATGTTTGGCGAATCTGGCAATAAAGATTCCTATTCTTTCTTTATCGGGGTGTGTGGCAACTAAATGGTCTCTGTATTGTCGCCAGCTTTTTAAGTTCCGTGGCAATTTTCGTGCTGCAAACAATTTGGCAGCCTTGCCTTGCTCTTGCGCAAGTGCAATACCCTTAACTCGTTTTAGTAATCGGTCATATGTCTTTGGCTCAAATTCTGGAAGATCGCAAATGCTTTTAAAGGATTTTTCGTGGATAAGAGAAGAAACTCTCATTTCGCTGATCGGATATCCTTTGCGCATTTGCATGTCATAGATTTTTGAATATCTGATATTGTTCGTTGCGATATATTTCCACACATCGTGAAAATTCCAATCGTAAATAGGGTAAAAGGCATAGTTGTCGCCTTTAGCTGTTCCCCAAAATATCTTTTCTCCATCAATATCTACTGGGTTTTTAGATACGGTTCGCCATCTATTAGGCGATTCGCCAGCAGCTCTCAGACCCACAAGGGAAGCTGTCCCATGGTAACAGCTTTCAAAGTTTTCGAGCGCGTCATAGAAGCCGAAACCCTTTCTTTTGTCTCTGACAGTTTCCTTGTTCCGATCCCATGGTGTATGTTGGATTGACCATGATTTCTTTGGACGCATCCATAATTTATGTTTACCAGATTCCCAGCAAACAAGTTGACCTTCAGTCGTTGATGTAGCATTAGTGAGTTTGAATTCTATTTGTAGCCAGAGAGGAATTGTATTTTCAGGCTTTAAGTTCATAAGATAATCGACTTGTTCTATTGTCGATTGATAAACCACCTCTTCATCCAAAAAAAATAGTCCTATACGACGGCCACGTCTCTCTGCCTCCATTAGTGCTAAATGTGCCAACGTTGTCGAATCTTTACCACCGCTGATAGACACATGTATTTCATCAAACTTGTCGAATATCCAAGCTATTCGTTTGCGTGCTGCGTCAAGAACATTATCTGTTCCGTATTTTTGTGCATACATCTTGTTGCATCTCCATCCAATCTGAGAAGCGTTTAAAATACCAAGCATCAACTTTTAAATCTGAAACCATCGCCGACAGAGAGCACGCCTCACTGGCGGTTAAATAGTCTGACCAATCTCTATAGCTATGGCAGAATTCAAAGACATTACGATTGTCATTTGACTCATCATAGGTTTTAAGAGCCTCTATTTTAAATCTGTTGTTTCTTCCGACCCATGGTGACGCTAGTTCTTTTGCTGCTTTCATCTTGTGTTTGCCTGCTACAAGATGAAGGTCTCTCGGGATAATATGAGGGTCTCTTGCTCCTATGCTGTTTATTAAATCTGCTTTCTTCTTTGCATAGGTAGTCTTGGTCTTTTCATCTGTTGCGATGTCGATTGATTTCATTTCCAATTTAACATCGGTAATTGATATATTAAGTTTTTCGTTGATACCCTCGAAAGATGATTTTCTCCACCTACTTCTTGTGTCTAGGTCAACTAGAATCATGAAATCGTTAAAAGATTCAAGAGCCGGGAAACGATTAAATATTAATTGGTGTTCTGTCCTTGTTAAATAATTCCTAAGACAGTTGTAGTATAAATCTGCTCTGTTTGTTGTTCGCAGGCATTCATTTATTACTAATAAGGTGTTAGAATCGATTTCCTGTAGTAGTCTATAAAAATATTTATATTGGATTATGCTATCCCATTCTATTAGTTCAAATGGAATAGTAAATTCAGCGTTCAATTGAAATCTTTTCGGACTGAACACAACCATTTTTTTGATGCCATTGTGTTTGACGTAATGCTCTATCACTTGTGGCCTGTTGGCCTTTGGCAAGCCAATGTATATCATTTAATTTCCTTATAGCCGTGCTTGATAAGCCAAGAAATAGTTTTTTCAAGTCTGGTAGTATTTAGCTCTGTTCCAATGCAATTGTATCCCATTTTATGTGTCACACGTGAAGTTGTACCAAGCCCAATGCATGGATCATATATGGTACTATGCTTTTCTAGGCGTAGTCCAGACAGAGCCGTTATAACTAATTTATCTTTTGATAATCCTGATGGGTCTGTATCAATTGGAGTAATCCCATAGTGTAAAAGAACGTTTTTGCGCTTGGGACTACCATATTCTATTATAAACATATTTTGATATGGCAGATCGATGTGTCTTTCTATCTCATCTGTCATCATTTTGCGATGTTGCTCATTTATGGATTGTTCACAAAAAACATGCTGAGGACTATACCTGGCAACCGAGATACACCAAGCAACCAAAAAATTCTGGTATCCGTCTGGCTCGTTCTTGTTGGCGTATCTTCTCCACCATTTTTCATTGCCAGGGTTCCATGGTGGGTCACTATAAACAACTGTTGGCATTAAATCACATTCATCTAACGCATTATTATTTACTAACAAATCTGCCACTGCCAGACATTGCTTTTGTCCGCTGGGATGAATAAATGTTCTCATAGTGCTCTGGCCTCCACAA